CGTAACGAGGATAACAAGGCGGCTGATTATGCCGAACTTGCAAAGGGTCAAGGTCTCGAACCTAGGCAAAAACTTAAGGTCGAGCCCATGACTCTAAAAGCGTTAGTCCGTGAGCGTATGGAGGCAGGTAAAGAAATGCCGACGGAACTTTTCAACATTTATGTTGGAAACAAAACAACAATAAAAAGGAAACAATAACAATGAGTGAAGTACAAATAAAAAAGAAAAACGAACTCAGTGCTAATATGTTTGAAGCTGACGCAGGTCAAGGTTTAAACATACAACAAGATGATCTAGCACTTCCGTTTATGAAAGTTCTGGGACAATTGTCGCCAGAATGCAATAAGATGGATAATAAATATATCAAGGGGGCAGAACCTGGTATGATTATTAATTCAGTAACCAATGAATTACATGACGGTGCCACTGGTATCGATGTGATTCCTGTGTATTACAAAAGACAATACATAGAGTGGCAAGATAGAGGTAAAGGTGGAACAGGATCTCCAGTAAAAATATATGAAGCTGGTGATGATCTACCAAAAACCACTAGAGATCAGTTTAGTAAAGATAGATTACCTAGCGGTAACTATTTGGAAAATACTGTGAGTCACTTTGTTTATGTGCTGGGATCTAATCCAACTACAGCGTTGATTTCTATGAAAGCTACTCAATTAAAAATTAGTAGAAAGTGGAACTCGATGATGTCTGGATTAAAGATGCAGGGTAAGAGTGGTATCTTTACACCGCCAACATATAGCCACATTTATACTTTAAAAGCAGTTCAACAATCAAACGATAAAGGTACATGGTTTGGTTGGGATGTGTCTAGGAAAGGACCTGTAACAGATCGAAATGTTTATGAAACCGTGAAAGGCTTTAGTGATAATGTAGCTAAAGGCGAGATCAAGGCTAAACACGGAGATCAAGAATCCAAATCCGATTCACCGTACTAAAGACTTCCATTGGAAGATAGAGGGCCGGTGATGGGAGACTGGACCCGGCCCCGAAAATATTATGGAAGATTTTAGAAAGATATTCACAGGATTAAAGCGTGCTCATGGTTGCACTTTTGTAGACAAGAAAGGTGCCGATGGACTTAAGATAAAAGGTACTTCTTTTGTCAAAAGAGAACCAGTAACAGATCAGCTTTGGCAAAATCATTTAAATGGTATTGAACCTAGTTTAGGTATCATACCAATCAACGAAGACAATGAATGTAGATGGGGATGTATAGATGTAGATAAATACAATCTCGATCATAAACAACTTTTAAACAAACTACCAATGGGCGTGCCACTACACGTCTGCAGATCAAAAAGTGGTGGTGCACATATATTTTTATTTACCACAGATTTTGTTCCAGCAAAATTAATGCGAGATAAATTGATGTCGTTAAGTGCTATACTAGGTTTTGGTAATGCAGAAGTATTTCCAAAACAAATTGAATTAAAATCGCAAGATGATACAGGAAATTTTTTAAATTTACCATACTTTAATTGTAAAAATACAACAAGATATTGCTTTGATGATAAGGGTAAAGCAATTACAATAGATGTTTTTTTAAATGCTGTAAAAGTTAGCGCTCTCACACCAAAAGAATTACAAGATTTAAAAATACAAAGACCAAAGTCTGAGTATGATGATGGACCACCTTGTTTACAATCTTTAACAAAAGAAAAGTTAGATGATGGTAGGGACAGGGTTATGTTTCAATTTAGAGTTTATGCAAAAAAGAAATGGCCAGATAGCTGGGCTGATAAGCTAGATGAATTTAATTTTAAACATTTTGTAAATCCTTTTAGACATGATGAGATAGCAAAGTTTCGGAAAGATAAAAAAGATTATGGTTATCTTTGTAAAGATGAACCTATGTGTAATCACTGTGATAAACAATTATGTAAGACCAGAAAATTTGGTGTAGGAACTCAAAGTATGTTCCCACAACTATCCGACCTACAAATTGTTCAATTAGATCCAAAGATATTTAGACTCAATGTGGATGGTGAAAGAATAGAATTAAAAGCAGAGGAATTACAAGAACAAAGATTATTTGTGAGAGCATGTATGAATCAAATACATAAATTCCCAGCAGAAATAAAAAGAAAAGACTATAAAGAAATGGTGACACTATTGATGTCTAATCCAGAAATTATAGAGGCACCAACAGGAGCATCTAAACTAGAACAGTTAGCAGAACATTTAGAAAATTATTGTACAAGTAGAACAGCAGAGGGAGCTTCAAAAGAAGACATGGAGTCTGGAAACGTTTGGAATAAAGACAAGTATCATCATTTTATATTTTCTCATTTTTATCATAAGTTTTTACATAGGCACAAGTGGATAGAAAAACGTGACATCACTTTGCTTTGG